ACCTATAACGCCGCGCCCAACAACGGCCAGTCGATCATTTACGCAGCCAACTGCTCTCAAGTCAAGTTGGAAATGCCTTACGAATCGGGGTTCAGCTACGGAGTTTCGGCTGGGATCAACCTGTATGGACTCACGGCTGGCTCCACGCCACCAGGCCCCATCGTTGTCCTGGAAGACAATGCCTACGTCTATGGGACGGGTCGCCTCAATGGGCTGACAGGAAGCGTCACTGTTATTCCGGGCGAAACTCAAAATATTCGGTTTACGACGACCGGAACTACCATCTCTCTGTCCGGTAGTTTCGGGAATCCGCGCTGGGATACGGCTACCTCCAATAATTGGGGATGGGGTAACACGTCCAATGATCGGATTGTTCCCACCAGGTCGCAAACGACGAGGTTTACTGCAACGATCTATATCAACTCAACCGTGGCAGGGGCGCGGTATTTCTTGCAACTACTCAAGAATGGTAGTGCGATTGCCATCCTGGCCGATTACACCATTCAAGCAGGGGCGTCGGTTGGTCAATTGGTGTTGTCTGGATCTGCCTACGATATTCCCAACGGAACAACTGATTTTTACAAGATACAAATTTTCTGCAACAGTGGCGCAAGCGTATCTATTACGCCAGCTTTCTGCAGTTTCAACGCCGAATTGTTGGGGACTTAAAAATGGCCGATGGCACTCAGATCGCTGTTGATGTCGCTGTTCTGAAGACAAAAATGGAAACCATGGTTTCAGACATGGAGACCATGAAAAAAACGCTTGAGATGATCAGTACGCAGCTCTCCGAAGCTAAAGGCGGCTGGCGAACCATGCTATTGGTCGGCGGTTCATTTGCTACGGTTGCGGGGCTGATCGCGGCATGGGCTGGGTTTTTCACCGGAAAGCACTAAAGCCATGACCACGAAAGTCCTGTCCATCCTGAACGGAGCAGCCCAAAATGCCGGCATCATCGGCGTTGGGCAGGGCCTGGACAGCGAGTCTCTGGCCGACTACCTGTCGCGCTATAACGACCTGATCAACCTGTGGCAGACGCAGGGGCTGAAGCTTTGGACGTGGCAAGACCTATCGATCACGATGACGCTTGGAAATGGCGTCTACAAGCTTGGCCCAGGACAAAACGTCCCTATGATCAAGCCGCTGGAGGTGCGTGAGTCTTACGTCCTTGTAACCAGCGGTGGAACCAAACGCCCCGTGAGAGTGATTTCGTGGGAGGAATGGTCGCGTCTGTCTCAGATCAATCAGCAAGGCCAAGTCAATCAGATTTTTGTCGACCACCAGCGCGACTACCTCACGGTCAACACGTGGCAATTGCCTGATGCGTCCGAGATTCAGAATACCCTGCACCTGGTGATTCGTGGACAAGTGGGCAACGCGGTGAGCTTGCTGGATACCATTGATTTCCCCGTCGAATGGATTCTCGGCCTGAAGTGGGGCCTGGCTGACGAGGTGTGCACCGGTCAGCCTTCCGCCATCGTCGACCGGTGCGCCAAGCGCGCGCAGATGTACCGTGATGCCTTAGAGGCATGGGACACGGAAGACGTTCCGATCACCTTCTCACCTGACCCGCAAGGGCAATACGCTGGTGGCAAATTCCGCTGAATGGAAGACCATCCCATTCGCTGCGTCAATCGACCAGCGCTATGCAGACACGTCCACTGACGGACTGTGGATGAATGGTTATCTGGAGAAAGACGCGGCTGGAACCATGTGGACGCGACGCCGGGCTGGGCTGACGAAAAACGTTGCATTCAGTCAGTCTGGAGGAACGCGGGGCACGTCGATCCTCGAAGCAGTTGGCACGAGTCTGGGGACGTTGATTGCATTCGACAGCAATATCTCTGGCAACACCGTTTATTTGAATGGTGTGCTTGCCTACACATTCACTGTCCGGACTTCAGTTTCGTGGATGAACCAATCCACCGTCACAACGACCACGCAGGTGTATGTGTCGAATGGTTCGGAAGGCGCATATAAAAATGGCGGTGCGGCATTCGCGAAAATCACTGACGCAAATTATCCGACGCTGACGCTGAATGGCTCCGCATTTCTGAATGGTTATCTATACGTACTTGACCCGAATGGAGCAGTTTGGGGGACGCCCAATCAAAATAATTTTGCCGTCTGGAGCGCGACAAATGTTATCAATGCATGGGGAACGCCTGGAGCGCCAATTGCGATTCGCAGATATCTCAATGAAGTGATCGTCTTTAAGACGTTTACCTGTGAGGTTTTCTACGATGCAGGTAACTCCGTCGGTAGTCCGCTCCTGCCTGTCCAGCAAATCAATATCAAGTGGGGATGCGTTAACCCTAATACCATTGTCACGATTGATGACGATATTTTATGGGTCGGCAACTCCGAAAGCGGGTTGAATGCTGTTATTCGGATGAACCAATTTAATGCTCAACCGGTTTCGACGCAACAAGTCGACCGGCTGATTTCTGCTAACGGACAAACTGGAAGCGTAATCGGAGCGCAAGCTGCATTTTCTTGCAATATGGGCGGCAATAAGTTCTATTGCCTGAGCTATGTTCAGAATCAGAATGGAGTGACTAGCCTTCTGATTCTTGCGTACAACCTTGGAACCGGTGAGTGGTCTACCTTCAATACCGGTCTGGCACAGAACAATACCTACCCGCAATCGCCAATTTATCCGCTAGCTTCCTCTAATAACTCCGTTTCCGACTTCCAAGAGATTTTGTTTAACGATGGAGAGTTGTTCACAATTGATGACTCGGTGACTGTTGATACGTCAAATTTGACAAAACTGCCGATTACTATGCGGCTACGGACAGACAATTTCACAGCAAATACGACACTGCGGAAAATGGTTTCCGGGCTGCGTGTTCGCGCTGATCAACGAGCGGCAAGTACGTTGCGTATTCGCTGGTCGGATGACGACTATCAAACGTGGTCGACGTGGCGAAGCATCGATCTTTCAAAGTCTCCAGCGCAATTGCCTGGATTGCAGGGTACGTTCACTAAGCGCGCCTATGAAATCGAATACTCCGGATTTGATCCTATTCGCATTTCCCATCTTGAACTGCTGATTGCATTGGGTGACATATGAGCACTCAACCTCAACAACGCATCAAAGGTTTTAACTTCGAGCAGACCTTTACTCGAAAAGGCGATATTCCAACTGTAGAGTTTTCTAGGTATCTCCAGCAGATTAACCAAATCCTCAATTTTCAGGGCAGGCTCACAACGCCAACTGCTCAGACAGTAGGCGCGAGCCCCTATGTCTACACTAATAATTCGGTTAATGACCAGTCCGTTATCGTTCAAGGCGGCACAGTGTCCAAAATCGAGTTCTCCCGCAACGGAGGATCGTTTATCGATACCGGAGCCACGAGCGGAATGTTCGCGCTGTCTCCGCTGGATTCGCTGCGAATCACGTACACGGTCGTTCCTAACGTCACAGTGGTGGTGCGATGAGCTGGCTTGGCAGTCTCCTAGGCAATGAGGTTCACCATATCGGTAACCTGTTCAGCGATTTCAGTGGAAAAAACGCTGAACAGTTGCTGCTGGGCGCCGCTGATCCGCTGTCTGCAAAAATGTGGGGCGGAATCACGGGTCAGAAATTCACTCCAATGGTCGGACAACTGGGAGGCGAGACTCAGGCCCAGTTCAATGAATCGGCACAACAAGGCGTGAATGTCGGGCCGGCTGAGACAATGGGCGCTATTGCCAACTCGATTGCAGGTTATGAAGCGGGTGGCTATTTCGGATCGTCCGGCGCGCTGGGCAACCTGTTCACTCAAGGTGCGGAAAAGCTGGATGGCACCAGCTCGACCGAGGGTAAGACCTCTGCCGAGACCTCTGCGCTTCTCGGCTTGTATGACCAACTAACCGGCGGCTCGTCGGCGAGTTCTCAGAGCGGGGGAGCCATGGATTTGAGCAGTTTTGATAACCTGTTCAAGTCTTTCTCTGGTGATGGAAATAAATCCAGCGGTACCAGTGTACCGGGCGCCTCTGGTACTGGTATGAGCATAGATACGCCAGACTATTTCTCCAGCCTGTTTACATTCGGCCCAGGCTCAGTTAGCAAGAATGCCGACCAGAATAGCCTCTCGTCGGTTAACTATCCTGCTATGCTTCTGAACGGATTGGGCTAACCATGAGCGCACTCGATACTGTTACCGGCACGTTCGGCGATAACTTCACCGGCGCTAATATGGGTTCGTCGACTGGCGGTGGGCTCAACCTTGGCTCCGGGACTGATTGGGCGTCCATGGTGAGCGGGATTACGGGACTGCTTCAGAATAACAAAAACAACTCCACGCTGACCAATGCGAACGCGTTCAATGCGTATCGGCCGGCGTATGCAGCTCAGCTCGCAAGTCTGATTTCCAACCCGTCGAGCGTGACTAGCGATCCTGGATTTAAGGCGTCGCTGGATCAGGCAACTAATTCGGTGCAGCACCAACTTGCATCGCAAGGTCTGATCGGTGGGGGCACCATGGCCGGAACTATCGCCAACACATCGGCCGGCCTGACTCAGCAATACCTCAACAACCAGGAAACGATGCTTGCGAATCTTGCAGGCGCGTGGATCAATCCGAATCAGACGTATGCGTCTCAAACTTCTAGCGCGTCGAGCACACAGGGCGGCCTTAACAATCTTCTCAGCGGCGCTGGCGGGATCGTTGGTAGTCTTTTTGGCGGTTCTGGTGGTGGTGGCGGTTTTCTGAGTTCGCTTGGCGGTCTGTTCGGAGGTTAAACCATGGCTGATGGAATCCAATTTCCGGACTACTACGCGCAGGCCAACTCACGGGCGCAGGCACAGCAGCAACTTGCGCAGCAGATGGCGCTAACGCAGGGGCTTCAACTACAGAATGCGCAGGCTCAAAAACAGGCTTCGCGCGCGGATCAGTTCATGGCTGCGATGCAGGCCCAGCAGCAGGCCAACCCGCAGGCGTCGTGGCATGACAAGATCGCCGGTGCGACGGATGCAGCTATCAAATCGGGTGACTTCGCCGACGCCGACAAGCTGATTGGAGTTTGGTCGAAAGCTTCTGAGCAGGAGGCGCTCGCCCAAAAGAACCAAGAGGCTGCGGCTCAAGCAAAGATC